AGTTGATTTCAAAGCTCGCATCAATGCCATATGGTCATCTGCTGAGTCGCTATATTCAATTACTGTTTTCATCTTTGTTTTGGTTTTCCATATCTATAGTTTAATTTCAAATCTGTTTTTCATTTGTTCTAACTTGTCTGCTGGTACTCCATGTTCATTTACTCCTCCGTGACGGTTCTCTACCACCAACGAATATACTGTATATCCATGGATTTCAGCTAAGTTAAAATATGATTTCATTTCCCACTCCTGAGTGAATGTATTTGATACTACAATCCTAGGATGACCATTTCCCATGCCAAAATTGACTGATCCGTTGCACCATTCGTGTGCGTCTTTTAGCTTGGTTACATCAAATGTATATACTCCATTTTCATCAAAATACATATCTGCTTCATAATGTTTGCCACCTAATGCAGCCGCCAATGTAGATTTCCCACTTCCAGGCAAACCTCTTAATAAGAATAATTCTTTCATCGTTTAAAAATTACCCGGAGCTACTTGGAAACAAGTTAATCCATTGTCTCTCCACATTTTTACTACTTTATCTCTATCATCGAATACACAGAATACATTGTCTACACCTAATTCATCTAACCAATTTCTTTTAAGAATATCGTCAGGTGTGAATGAACCTTGTGGTCGCATCCTTAATATGTCCGGGTGTACATCATTATCTTTAAGCCATTGCATTGTTTCTGTGCTGCTTATTGAATCTCTACCTGATAGTATTACCATTTTAAATCCTTGTTCTGCGAATGCATTAAACGCAGTAATAACCGGGTTATTTGGAAGGTCTAGTTTAATATTTTCTGGATCGAAGAATGTTTTCCAATTGATTTTGCCATCAGGTTTAGCAGCTAACGCTCTTCTAGCTTCAATCAAAGCCAATGTGCCGTCTAGATCGAATATAACAATATTCTGTGTCATAATTTCTTTTTTTATAATATAAGAAACTATTCTATTATTTCAAAGTCAATGTCAGGAATTGTTTCACAAAAAAGGAAATGAGTTTGAGTTCTCAGCACATGATCGGCACCTAACCATTTCATATATATTTGAACATGTTCCATATTAGGATGTATGTCTTGCATTGTCTTTGTAAAACAATGTATTGGTTTTTGCCGTAGTATTATATATGACTGATCGCCATGTATGTAAAGTTGTTTCATGATATACATTTTTCATATCCTGCAATAATCGCTTCAGATATAGTTAATGTTGGATTTTGTTTCATTATTATTAATGCATTTGTTACCGTATGAGTTGTTACGCCAAAATCACCAGACTCTTCTAGTATTAAATCAACAACTGAAAAAGACCGAAGAATATCTTCCTCCGGTCTCTTTTTGAATAATTTGCAAATATTGTTACAAATTCGTTTCATTACATCATTCCTGGCATACCATGTGACATATCCATATTATCATCTGACTTTTCGTCGACAATTACACATTCAGTCATTAATATCATTGAAGCAATTGATACTGCATTTTCGATCGCCGTTCTGGTTACTTTGGTTGGATCAATAATACCCATATCAATCATATCACCATACTCATTGGTACGAGCATTATAACCATATGATGCCGCGCCTTCTTCAACAAAGTGAACAACTACATTGCCATTGCCTCCAGCATTAGTAACAATTTGATATAATGGTGCTTGCAATGCTTTTCTAACAATCTCCACACCTAATTTTTCGTCGTCATTCACTGTTGTTACTGCGTCTAATGAACTTGCGCATCGGATCAAAGCAACTCCCCCACCTGGTACAATGCCTTCTTCAACAGCTGCCCTAGTAGCTGCTAATGCATCGTCAACTCTATCTTTCTTTTCCTTCATCTCTGTTTCGGTCGGGGCTCCAATATATAATACTGCAATACCACCAGCCAATTTAGCTAAACGCTCTTGGAGTCTTTCTTTTTCATAATCAGATGTAGATGTTTCAATTGCCAAACGAATTTGACGTACCCGCTCTGAAATTTCAGCTGTGTCTCCGGATCCATTAATGATTGTTGTTTTGTCTTTGGTAATTTCAATTTTCTCTGCATTACCTAGCATGTCCATGGTCACATCAGCCAACATGATTCCTCGCTCTTCTGATACAACAGTACCTCCTGTCAATGCTGCTAAATCATCTAGCATCTCGCGACGTTTATCTCCAAAGCCAGGAGCTTTAACTGCTGCAATTTTAATTGCTCCGCGGATTCTATTTACAACCAATGTACTCAATGCTTCGCCGTCAATATCCTCAGCAATAATTAAAAGGCCTTGTCCTGATTGAACTGCAGGCTCAAGTATTGGAATCAACTCTTTCATTGATGATATCTTTTTATCAACCAACAAAATAAGTGGACTATCCATTTCAGTAGTCATTTTATCTTGATTAGTTACAAAGTAAGGAGAAAGATAACCTCTATCAAATTGCATTCCCTCAACTGTCTTAACCTCAGTTGATGTTCCTTTTGCTTCTTCAACTGTAATTACTCCATCATTACCAACAACTTTCATTGCTTCTGCAATTAATGATCCAATTGTATTGTCATTGTTAGCTGATATGCTAGCAATTTGTTTGATTTTTTCATTGTTGTTGCCAACTACTTGAGATATATTTTTTAACTCGCAAACAACTGCATCTACTGCTTTGTCCATACCTCGTTTTAAATCAATTGGGTTTGACCCTGCAGTAACATTTTTTAATCCTGCCGTAACTAATGCTTGTGCTAGCACAGTTGCTGTTGTTGTGCCGTCCCCAGCAATGTCTGCGGTTTTCGACGCTACTTCTTTTACCATTTGTGCACCTAAATTTTCCATTGGATCTTTCAATACAATTTCTTTAGCTACTGATACACCATCTTTTGTAATATGCGGACCACCGAATTGCTTTGCAATTACAACATTTCGACCTTTCGGCCCTAATGTTACTTTAACAGCATCTGCTAATTGATCTACACCTGCTTTGAGCTTTGCTCTTGCATCAGAATTAAAACTGATTTCTTTTGCCATAACTTGTTTTTCTTTTTTTTTATAACTATTTAATATAAATATTACAATGCAATTTTATTAGCATATTTTATTAACATTTCTGTATTTTTCCAAGCATTACAACCAATTCTTTTGCCTTTTCCTTGTAATGCCATATCTTGATAAAAGTTTACATCCCAACAGTTTCCTGTTTTATCATAATTCAATATTGCATGTTCATAGAATGTTTCTGAATTGATAACAAATATTGCATTTGCGCCTGGATGGTGAAATGATATTGAATCACATTTACCTCGTTTGTTTTCCCCAATATTCTTTGCACTAACTGATGTTTTTCTTACTGATAACTTTTTATGTTCATTGCGATGTGTTCCAAACAAATGATCATATCCGTCTGCATCAACTACCTGGCCAGGACTATTAAAAAAGTCTTCGAGATACGGTAATACTACTTGCTCAGATAATTTACCAGCATTGATTGTCATAGCTTCGCCTGAATTTAGGAATAATTCAATCATTTCATCAGTGATGTGATTTGAAACAAAGACTGGCATCATTATCATTCGTCCGTTTTTCTGTTCTCTATGTGTTATCATAGTATTGTTATTGTGCTAATTCTAAAAATTTTGCGTTAATTGTTTTACTGATATCAGTCATTGAATCAGGCCGAATGAAATTGGAGTCTATGCCATACATTGTAACAAACGCCTCCTTATCTTCGTCATATATATGCCTATCATATATAAAATAACTAATGATATTAATATTGAGATTGATCATTTCTTTAACAACCTTTTTTGTGAAGGTAACTCCATTATAACTGCTATGCGAACCCTGAACTGTTGTTGGTGCACCATCTGAATAATTAATAAAAATCAATTCATCTCCGCGCGCGTCTTTTTTAATGTCTGGTAGTATACTTTTAAAGGCTAATCCCTCTGGAGTGCAACCAAAACTCCCAATATATCTAAACAACGATCGTATCTTTGTAATTTTATCGTGAGCTGAATCATAGGCATATATAGTAACACATTGTTCTTTTGCTGCTAAGCTAGAGTCAGTTCCCCTAAACGATATTTGTACTCGAATCCCAGTTGTCATAGAAGCTGCTTGGGCAATTGCTACTGCACTAGTTATTGCTTGTTGCAATTTATTTCCGGACATAGAGCCAGACGCATCAATTGAAATATGTATGAAATAATTCTTGAATCTATCTGTTACAATCCGATGGAATACATTTACATTGTCATATCCTAACTGTGATATCAGTCGTCTATCAATCTTGCCAGTTTGCAATCTAGTTGACTTAAGTGTTTTGTCAGCATTTCTTAATTGCAATTTGTTGCCTAGTTGCTTTCCTAGAGCCAATCCTCGTATTACTGCCTCATTCGTATGTTTAATCGATCGGCCGGAGTAACTATCATTTAATGAGTTTCCATTTATATACTCAGCTGCATTATTTGCAAACATTGCCGGCATAGCACAAATAACAGCTGGTGTCAATTTCTTAACTACAATTGTAGTTACCTCATTCATTGTGCTGCTTCCGTCTGTTGAGATATTTCTTGTTTCTGTACCCGACTCTCGCATTGCATTAACTAATTTAGCTTGAGTCTTTGTCAATCGGCCGGTCTTCTTCGAAGAGCCATCCATGAAGTTTTTCTGTGTTTCAATTGCTTTTTCTAACCGTTTTAATTCATTCGAAGTTAAATCTGTCTTTGACGAAATTGCTGCAGCAGCTTCTGCATCTGTTGGATTGTCGCCTAAGCCATCTCCAGGACTTTGGTCAGCATCTCCTTGAACATCATTAGAATCTAACCAATCTTTAAACATTTCAGCAACTTCTTCTTGCGTTTCCTGCTTGATAATGTCTTCAATAATTTTGTATACATCACATGCTAAACCCAATGCATCTATGGTTGTATCTAGCCGATCAATATTTTTAAGATCAATAAGATTCCAAATTTCCCTTAATTTAGTTAGTGTATCTAAATTTCTATTAACATTAGTAAAATTAATGATATGGAACAAGTAGCAATCTAATGTTTCTTCATTTTTTGTTCCTGCTATCAATGCCTTATCAATAACGGTATCATTGAAGTATTTATTATACATAGCTTCATAATACATACGGTAACCAGGCGCCTTTGTATATACTTTATAATCAATTCGTCTGTCTTCAATCCAATTCAATAAGTCTTTAATAATACCAAATTGCTTTTCAGTCATTGATAATTCTGGATCTAAGCCTCTTAATCGAACGACTCTTGCAAATTCAGACCCTGATAAGGATAATGCTCCTTTGAACAATGAAAAGTCCGTGTACGCAATGTGTGACCCTTCGTGTAGCGCTAATCCAACAGATGGATCAAAGTTTTTATCTTCTAGGTTAGTTCCAATTGTAACTCGGCTGCCATCGGTGTAGCTAGAATTACTACTTTGAAATACTACTGGAATTTGCTTGCCTGTAACAATATTAACAAAGTTACCAATTGCGCGCTGTGCTGCTGCCAATTTGGTATAATCTATAGAATGACCTTGTTTGAAGGTTAGATCAAAATCACGATCTAACCAAAAGCTTGATGCTTTATATTGCGTTATTTGTTTCTTTTTTGCCATATCTCTTTATTTTCTATATAATATGAAATTACCTAGTAATATCCAACCAAAACATAAAAAAAGTAGCTGGGCGAACCATACTACTTTCTCTTTTCGAGCTATGAAAATTAAAATGGATGTTCTGATTCTATCTCGCCGGTATTAAAAATATCTTTTTCGTCTGTTGCCATATGTTTTTGAATAATTTGTTTGACAAAAGTTCTTTCTGAATCTGAGCCACCTGCAGCGTCAAAGAATGGTAAAATTGCAACCTCAGCTGATTCTTCTAACGAAAATCCATCGGCTAACAACTCACATACCCTAACTGTCATACGTGTTGATACCATTGTGGTTAGTTTGCCTTCTTCAGATCTCCATTCTTTACGAGTTGAGTCTGCAATATCAGCTACTGCATATATCAAATTTGATGATATAACATTCCCATAACGAAGTGTTAATAATGCCTGTTCTCGCTCTAAACTCAAGATATCAACTTCAATGATTTCAAAGCGATCCATTAATGCCCGATCTAATACTCGAGTGGATGTATACTCGGTACCAATATTTGCTGTTGCAATAAACGATACGCCTGATGCTACAATGATTGTAGGAGTATTGACATCTTCATCTAAGCGCAAATAACGTTGGCCGTCGTCTAAAACAGTCATCAAGATATTCCATGCTTCTGGATGCGCTCTAGACAATTCATCTAGTAGTATTACTGCATTTTCTGTCTGGATTGCTTTTACAAAAGCCGATTCATCAAAGGTTGTTTGTCCGTCTTTAAAATGCGTGTTGCCAATAAGAGTAGATCTAGGATCTTGAGTTGCACCTAAATTGAAATAGAAGAATGGTCTGCCGGTTGCTTGTGGCAACGCTTTTGCTGCTTGAGTCTTACCACAACCGGTTGGACCAACCATCATGATATTTTTACCCCTAACAGCTGACCGCACTAGATACTTCCACTTGATGTCAGACATTTCTAAGTCTGCCGGCTTTATGTCTTTTGCACTATTGATTAATGCTAATACCGGATCTTGTAATTTGACTGATGCTGTAGTTTCAACCTTAACGTCAGGCAAATCTGATAATGCAATGCGCCGTGCCATTTGTGATTCGACATCATATGACAGTGCCTGACCGTCTCTGATTGCATTTTCAATCATAATTTTTCGGAACAAATTTGTAATGTCAATACCTGTTCCTGATTCAATGACATGCCCTTGCGTGTCAATAATTCCAAATCGTTTGTTATTCATAGCTCTTTTATTTTTATATTATAATAATATGAAATAAAAAAGTGAATTCCAATCTATTTGGAAGAATGTTTATGTTTTTTTTTGCGAGTGTATGATTTTTTGTTTGTGTGAACAATTGGCTTAGTTGCTTGCCATATTTCCTGCATTGTTATTTCAATTGTTTTCATGATATCATAAATATATAGAAAAAATAGTAAATTACCAATTTCTACAAGACCAATATCTTGCTGAAGTTCGATCTTTTGCAGTATCACATTTATGTCTAGCTCTAAATGAACGTCTACGTGCTGGATTGCTTTTGCGTATTCTCATATTAGGGTCTCCAAAGTTAACTTTAACAACGTTGCCTTTACCATTCTTAACGTATACTTTAAACTTTTTAACATCACCGCGTGTAGGTTTGCCTAATTGAACTTTTCGCCCTTGATATTCTGCTTCATTCAATCCAGGTTCCATTATGGTAATATATTCTGGATTTTCATTACATGATTTAATTGCTTCAATCAAACATGACGAACAATATCCCACAGCTTCTTTAATTGGTACACAATTGGGTACTTGTTTTCCACCTTTTTTCTTCATGCCGATTTGTTGGTATCCGTCCCAACAAGCTTCATCGATATATTCCATTATAATTCCTGTTTGATTCCTAGTTTAGGTAAATATTTCCTCCAAACTGTTTTGATTTGTTCTTTTTCATCTGTAGTTATAACACCATTATCTACACCTTGTTGCAAATTAGCATCTACAACATCTTTGAATGGCTGTTTTGATTTTTTAGCTCGCATATACAAGCCTTGTATCATTGCTGGTATTTCTTTGGGCAACACATAGTATTTTGCCGCAGGCAGCTGCCCGGAAGATATCTTGTATCTTCTAGCTAAATCTGCTCGTTTCCATTTACCCATGTTTATGTTCCATCCAGACTGTGTTAGATGTTCAATTTCATGGCGAAGCAAGTCACGCAATTGCATTGCTACTTCAGATAAAAGTTTTGGATATTGTTCTGGATCTAATTCAAACAACAACTCAATTAATGGAGGTTGGTCTGCAGACTTTGAAGTATCATTAAATGCTCCGCCATCTGTTATCATAGCTCCTTGTCCTTGGTGCCATTGTATCTTCAATGTTACATAGAACTCTAATGGTATTGTTTGATTACTAATTTCTTCGAAATAACATTCTTTATACTTATCATCATCTGTAATATCAGGAGCAGTTTCGCCTTTTTTGAAATATGTTTTTTGACCAGCAAACATGCCAGTTGTATTTGTGCATGCTTCATAACTATTTTTTACTACTGTTAATAGTTTGCGTGACAATTCACTTACGATGCTATCGTACCGACCTTCAATAATCAATGTTTTAAGTGATATCATAATAATAAATATTACTCCATTAAATTATAATTCCAATATTGTTCTTTGTCTTGTTTAAATGGAGCGCCTGTTTGTTGATAATAACAATTCAAACAAAGCATTTGCAAATTGTCTATGCAGTGATTGGTATCGTCTCCGTCTAGATGATCTAATAATAATGGTACTGTATCATCTGTAATTCGTCGTTCATCATAATTGCAACTAGAACATTCTTCTTTCATGATACCTAATGCTAACAAACGGTTCCTTAATTTCCATGTTGGATATGCTGGATGTTTACCTTCTAATATTGCATCAATTGCATATGGTCCAGATCTGGCATTGGGACTGTCTTTTGTTATCCCAACACCCGCCTGATTTGTATGCATATCATATAGAGTTTTTTCAGTGACTCTATCAACATACATTTTAGCATATTTTTTGTAGGTAGTAAATGATACTTTTAAGAATCTAGCCGCTTCTGCATTTGACTTTGAATTTGCCATTGCATATCGAATATCAGTTTCGGGAAGATCATATGATGTCCTCCCTCGTCCATATACATATTTATATTGCGGCTGATCACTCATTAGTAAACTCCATGTTTTTGTAGCTCTAATATTGCTAACCTAGGAGTTGTTTTCTTTTCCCATAGTTCAACCATTAATGGTTTTAGATGCTTTGTAAAATCTAAGAAAGTTGCATGATACGCACCAGACTTAGTTTTAACTTCAGTATACCATGTTGAATATGAATAATATTTTTCATCAAATTCATCTTCAGGCGTACGATTATTCCAATAATCTAGTTGATCTTGATATGGCCATAAATTTAATGGAACGTTTGGATCTTTTCTACGTGCTGGTAGTACTGGTTGATCTTTGAGCCTATTTGCATTTTTTGTAATGAACTTGTCCATTAAATTGATGGATCGATCTTTCGGAGACATACCTGTGTGTGCGGACTTTTTTCCCATAACTTATTATTTTGATTTTTCTGTTAATATAACTAATTTGCGCCAAGCATCTTCAGCTCGGTATATATATTTTTTAAACTTGACAACATCGTGACTTTGACGTGATTGTTCTGCTTTTTTTACGTTGCGATGATAAGATGCATGCAACATTCCTATTTTAAATTTTCGTAACCAATTAAACATATTTTTTATATTTTTCTATTGTAACCGTCAATCCTTGTTCATGTAGTTCTTGTCGAACATCATCGCACTCATCCCATACATCTACAAATATACTGCAACGGCCGGCGCCGTGAACTAACTCTGAGCACTGTACTGCTTGTATGTAATTATGGGCACATATGTCCATCAAACATTCAATAACAATATCTACATGTAACATGTCATCATCATGCAATATTACTTGCCAACGGCCGCGCTTAGTTAATTGTTTTTTCGACATCCCTAATTATTGCACATTGTTCATAAAATTCATTTTCTTCTGCATATGTTAAACAATGATTTAGAAATTTTCGTTTTCTTGAATCATCCCACGTGTCCGGCCATTCAAATGACCCTGTCTTCATATGGTTAATCGATGTTATTAACAATTTGTTTATAAAATTTTCATCCATAACTTATAATAAGAAATAGTTAGCAATAATCCAAATAACGTTACTTGCTAATTACTACATCTGATCGAACCCAACCGTATTGCTGGCCCCGGGTGATTCCTTTGGTAAGTTTTACCCAATACCATGTTATTCCACGATCATCCAGCTTTTCATCTCGTACAACACCAATTCGGTTTGGCGCGTCTATTTTAAGTAATAAATTGTTGATGAAGCCGGTATTTACTGCAGGTGTCGTACGAACATTTACATATTTATCTTTTGGATATAATACCTTCACAATACCAGTAGTCTTTGCTTTCTCAATTGGACTACCCTGTGATTTGGTCCGAGTACTCATTGGATTAGCTAACTCAGTAGCATAACGGTCAAATGCATCTGCATTAGATTTCATACGTGCAACAACTCCACTCATACCACGTGGATTCTTGTAGTTTGCATGATCTAAATATTCTTTCGATACCTCAGCCCATTTACCCGCATTTATTAGCTTTATGGTGGCTGGGCCTAAGTCTCCTCGATATATAGCATTTAAAATTGCTTTACGAACATATATTGGAAATGAGTCATACTTGCTAATTAATCTGCGTGTCCTCGTTTCGTGTTCTTGAATACCCTTTGTAAGCAGAGCGTCAGCTTTAGCGTGTGATATTTTAAGTCCTGGTTTTAAATCTGGTAATACTGAATTAGTTGTTCCATATCCAATTGTAAGTGTTCCAGATATTGATTGACCTGGCTTTGCAGCTATCTTTGGGGCTGCATCATCATATGCTAAGTGATTGCCACGCGAATCAGTAGGCCCAGGCCCTTCCCATCCTTTGACAGCATCTCTAAATTCAATATTGGTTGCTAATGATGCTTCTGATAACAATGTTTTTAGCCGTATCATTTTTTCTGCCTATCTCGTATAATTAATTCGCCTAATACTTCTAAACGACCTACTTCACGTTGGAACTCATTTTGTGACATTGATGTTGATATCTTTTTGAGTGTGATAGCAAATTCCTTTTGAGCTTCAGTTAGATCTAATTTGCCTGCTGCCGCTTTTTTATAATACGGAAGTTTAACTTTGAAATGATGCCATGTTAACAGTGATAGCCCACCCTTCTTTTTAGCATTATCAGAAATCTTTTCAGCGCCAGCTTCTCGCGTATTTGCAAATGTTTCAAATGTATCTAGTTTGTCTTTTGCTTCAAATAATAAATCGTATAGTTTCATATTAATAAATATGTTACTACATTTCTTCTTGGGTATATACACAAACTATTTCTTCATCCTGTTCAATGTTGCGGATTGCTACAAATTCATCTAAAGTTAAATCATGCGTAACATTCGGAAAATCAGAATGATTTACAAAATATGCTAAATTAATATTATTTGGTGTACGAGATAAAAATATTCCGTTGGTTGTAGAATTACACATTGTGTTTAAATATGATTTTACATCTTTATGCAAATCTGGAAGTTCTTCCCACTGAATAAATGTAGTATCTGCAGTAACATCTTGTAGTAATATATCTCCCTTTTTTATCGGACGTATTGCAAACAAACCTACTCCATCACAAACTTTAGATGGTTTCAAACGAAGATTAGTATTATGAAGTATGTTTTGAATTATTT